CTGGTCTACCAATCGGTCTGATTGAATAGTTCCATCCTCATTTAGGTATTGCACCCTGAGTTTAGGCTTATATATGTTTTCTGTTTCCTGGAGTTTTTTTGCTATGTCCATAATGTTAGTTAAATACTAAGACCGGAAAAAGCATGTGCAATTTCCGGTCGGGGGTTAGAATGAGATTCATACTTTGATAAGAACCGGGCTATTTATTACCGTGTTGATTTAATCTTCCTTGGTATGTTTCTTTTTTTTCTTGTCAGATTTCTTATCCGTTTTTTTAGCTTCAGCGGCAGGAGCTTCTACTTTAACCGATTTCTTTTCTGGCTTAGCTTCAACCAAAGTCTTAGCTTTTTTGTCAGTAACCTTTTCTACCTTTTCTGGTTTGTTACCGGCACGCATTTTAACCCTGTATTTCTTTTTTTCACCCGAGGTCATTTCTTTGCCATTTACCAATGGGTAGTCGTATTTGGCAAGAACTGATGCTTTCTTTTCCTTTGGTTTTTCACCTTCTTTTGCAACCTTTTCTTTGGTTCTTTCACCCTTACCTTTTTCAGCAGGTGCGGTGGCATTGATTTTATCCCTGGTGGAATTAATGACTGCTACTAAAGCCCGAACTGCTTCACCATGCTTTTTGCTTTTGGTGTAATCCACTGTAGGATCCAGTTTGTTTTCTTCAAAATACTTAGCAAGTTTTTTGGTTGCCTTTTTGTTCTTTAATAATAATTCTTCGTCTACCTTTGGAGTAGCTACCTTAACTTCAGATTTTGCCATTTTGTTGTTGTTTTTTATTGGTTTGTATTATAGTATATGATTATAGCTTTTTATAGGATTTATGGGTATCTATATCCTTAATCTCTAGGATTTGTATTTTAAAGCCCTTGGTATCTGCCCAATAGTTTAAAAGAGCTTCCCCCTCTTCCCTTGTTATATTAATATAGTAATGAATAAATTCCTGGGGCACCTTAAAATCATTTTCTTCAATCACCCTAAAGTTAATATGTAGGATGTTCCCATGTCCATAGTTGAGAAGTTTTGTTTGGTAACTTCTTATCTTTGACTTAACCATTGCAGCCCTTTTAGACATGATGTCCTGTAGACCATGTTTACCTTTAGCTTTTGCAGCATATAGATTAGCCTCCACTACCTGTAAGTCAATTAGTGACTCTTGTATTAGTGATAACAATTCTTTTAATCCTACCATCTTGGTCTATCCATTAGTTTCTCATTACCATCAATTAGCAAAGCATACATATCTAATAATTGCTCAGTTCTTAATAAAATATGTTTAGCCATTATTTCATCTTCTTTGGGCAATTCCTTGCTTGATTCTAGTAAAGTTCTATAATAACTTATTGAATTGCTTAGTGCAATATAAATAATTTCTTTCTCGTCATCCATATTGTGAATGTTTATAAATGAATAAAGGTAGGAAGTTGCCCCCCTACCTTTAAACCCAAATTTACCTAATGTTTTTGTTGTGAAGATTAATCTTCGTCTTCTTCAGCGCCTTTCTTTTTCTTGCCTTCACCAGCAACTCCCGGTTGAAGCATTCCGTGACCTTTTTTGGCTTTCACCTTAACACCCGGAACGAATGTGACAGCAACTGCAATAGCATCCCCTTTTTCGTTTTTGATAACTGTTGTTACCAGGGTACCCGTTTTACGAACCGAGCAACCAAATGTTTCAACTGTAGTTTTACCTACCGTAAGGGTATCAATCTGTTTCGAGTTTTGACGTTGTCCATCTGGACGGGCTTTAAGGGCCTCTTTGCGAGCTTCGCGTTTTGCCAGTTTTGCAGCTTCTGCTGTAGCATCTGCACCTTTTACTTTTCCTTTAGCTTCGTCTTTTTTTGAAGCTGATTTGTCTTTAGCCATAATGAGTGTTGTTGTAAAAATTAAATATTTGTGTTTAAGAAATGTTGTAAAACATAAGGGGGGTAGTCAAGTAAGTGTTATGCTTAAGGTTCATAACCAGTACTGTGAGCCCCCCTTAGTGGTTTATTTTTTGCCTTTTTTGGCAGCCTTGGGAAGTTTGATGCCCAGTTCTTTTGCGATGGCAGACCGGAGTTTTTCAACTTCTTCCTCATCGAAGTCATCAGGATCAGTGTCAAGGTCTTTGTCATCGCAGACATCTTCCAGTTCTTCATAATCCATTTCGGCAAGTGATTCTGCAGTGACTTCGTCATCATCATCATCGTCCGAATCATCGTCATCATCATCATCATCATCGTCCGAATCATCGTCATCATCATCATCATCATCGTCCGAATCATCGTCATCATCATCATCAGCTTCCGGTGCAATTAGGTCGATAACTTCCTGGGTGATTGTTAATGCAAAGATGATTGAACCATCCGACATGGTGATTTTGATAAGGCCACCGCCTAAAAATTCTGTAGACTCTACTGTTACTTCTTTTACTTTTGCTTTCTTAGCCATGATGTAATTGTTTTTTAAAAATTAATAATTGTTATTGTTGTTTTACTCATTAATGAGCTTTTGCTGTATTATATAGTTTCCCAAACTTCCTTGAAGTATATTGCTCTTGTTTTCTTGATTGAATAGCACCAATTGGGCAATAGCATTTTTAATATCATCAATGGTATTATCCTCACTGATATCTAATGGTTCTTTACTAGTTATTTCATCTGTGGGTATAATGTTGTACTTAACATGTTTTATAATCTCAGTTTCAACTGGCATATACTTCTTATATGTTGCCAAGTAGTATTTGAGCTTAGGCAACTTAGGCTCTTCTTGTTTTATTACGTTTATCATAAATTACAGTATTGAATTTTAGTGCAACCTTGTAAGGCAATGGCTGCAAAATTGGGATATATATACCTTATGTTTATATCCTTGCCTTTTTTAATATCCTTTTGTAATTGATCATAGTTCAATGTGAATTTCATAGGGTATACCCATATAGTATTTTCTATTGAACGGTTGCTCATTATATAGCAAAACTTGGTATTAGAGTAATCAAATTGGGCAATAGGAACAAACCCTCTGAATGCTAATTCTTTAGCTAAGTACTTGTCTTTACTGGTTTTTTGGAATGGTATATTCCTTGTGGGTAGCCATGCCTCATAGGCTTCTATTATTTTGGGTAACTTTCTTATTAACTTCTTTAGGGGTATGACATACATTTTATGTATCTTCATAATAAGTAGTAGGTCATTGGGCTGGATTTCTTCATCCTTATATAGGGTAAGCCAATCTCCCCCATTTAAAAGCCTTTTCCATAACCTGTAGGATAGGTCCCTTTTCTTATATACCTTTACCCAATCTATTGTAGTATCACCTAGTACCATAAGTTTTTAGTTTATATGTTTTATGTAACCTTACCACTCCTGATGGCTGGTTGTCTTTATTCCTTCTTTTTAGAAGCTTGAAGTAAGTCCTTCTCCTTGACCTGTTGAATTGGTATTCTGGTGGGACATAGTATTTTTTTACTTGGTGGCTTTTCCCATCTAACCTAAAAGAGTTCTTACCAAGTTCCAGGCCTTCCTTTATTGCAACTGACCCCTTGATTACCTTTAGCTCTAGCATGCCCTTATTCCCAAATTGCTTTTCTAGAGTAAATAAAGCTTCCTCTCTAGTATAATAGGATATTGGTACAAGATTTACTTTTAGGCTCTCCTTGTAGTACCAGGGGTAGTACTTATTCTTATATATCTTTTGGTCGTTTACTTTTCTCATGATTTATAAAGCCCTTTATTATTGATAACATATTGTGCTCCAGCATACTCAAAGTTATCAGTATTTGTTTTTAGGTGGTAAGAGTCACCCCAATCTAGTTCATCATGTATAAATACCGTGCACCCAGATAGAGGCTTATCAGCTTTAGTATTTTCTAATAACCCATATCTTATAGTGTCATATTTACCCGTGTGAGGTTTTAAAAGCTTTTCAATGAGTATTAGCCTTCTAAAATCTTCTATAGTAAAGTAAAAGGTAAAGTATTCATTGTATATGGCTTTATCACTATTTTCAAATAATGCCCTTTCATATAGTATGGTTAATAGTGAGGGGCTATTAAATACTTTTTCCATATCCTGATTTATCATGCTTTCTTAGCTTCCCTGTTTGCAGTTCGGAACCATATGCTAACTGATTTTAGTGAGGCATCTGGGAATTTCTTTAGGACCCTAGCATTAACCTTCTCAAGTGACTTGCCCCTTCTTGCAAGTTCGAAGGTGTAAGATTTTTTAGTTCCTTTGTATAAACCAGCTTCATCTCGTTCCCTTTTTACTTTCTTAGGTTTAGTTAAGCCTTTAATTCTTTTGTGTTTAGTGATGTTTCCATCTTCGTCTTTTTCACCAATAAACCCCAACCGTAGTTGAGGATGTCTCATTGCATTGTCTGCTGAGTAACCAATAAGTTCTAATTGATTATCCACCCAGTCATCGAATTGATCAATTAATGAAAGGTCAGGTTTTGATAAGCTGGATTCGATAAAGGAAATTAGGCTGTAGATGTTTGCTTCTACCACATCTTGGAAAGCCATGCCCCTTATAACGGCTTCCCGTTTTAGGTCCTTGTAAGACTTTCTATCATGGGTTCCAGCAATGCCCTTGATATTAGCCTTCTTGTCGTTTCCCTTTTGTTTCTTGACTCTGGTTTTCATGTTGAATTGTTGAATTATTAATTATTTGCAAATATACGACATTTATATTATATACACTAATTTTTAAAAAATTTCATCAGGAGCTCTCCTTTCATTATGTAGGGATTTATTTTTTGCTGGTTTATGAGTGAAGTCGTTATATGCCATATCAAGTCTATCAATGTAAAAGTTTATATTGTTTACTTGGTTATAGTTTACTGTTCTAGTTAAACAGTCCCGGTATTCTGGCCAATACTTTTGACCTTGTGATGCTTTTAAATCTTCCTTGAAATACCTTGTTAGCATATAACCAAATACATCTGCTTGTTCTTCTTCTTTAAATATGTATATACATAGTTTGGATAGTTTTTTTAAGGTGGTGTCATCAGTTTTTATGGGTATTACCTTGTAGCCATCGCTAAATAAAGTGCTAGAAACTAAGGGAATATAGTATATTTTTTTATTAGGTTTTCGAGGAACATACCAGAAGATATTCATAATAGCTTTTACTTTGTATTCTGCAAGTTTATTCATATAAGTAATGTATACCTTATCCCTTTTGTTATTCCTTCGTTTATATGCTGAAGGTTGTTGTATTTTCCTGGGTAGTATTCTCCAGTTATTCCATCGATCAAATTCCATGATTAGTTTGTATAACCTTATGTCTATCTGACATTCAGATTTGCTTAGCCTATCCATGTTTTTTATTATGAAGGTTTGACTGATGCTTGGTACAACTAAAGAGGAATCTCCACAATAAGTTATTGCTTCACTTCTTACTATACGTTTTTCTAAGCATGCTTCTATGTAATCCCTAAACCTTGAATCAGCAACTGTTTGAGGGCTGAATAAACTTTCTATGCCTATTTCGAAGTATTCCACAAATAGCCTAAAGAATTTCTCTGCCCTCTCTTTTAGTTCTAAATACTTATAGTGTGATAGCTTTAATACTTCTCCAGCTTCCCATGAAGACATCCCATTGTTTAACGTTAAATATAGACTGTTCTTCTCTACGTCAGTCAGCATTGCCCATGCTATCTCTTCATGTTTTTTCATCAGAATTGCCTTTTAGTTAGTTTATCTTCAATATCTTCAGACTGGATATTTGTAGTATCTAATTCTGTGCTGTTGCAGAATAGTTTATTCTCATCATAGTTTTGATAGATTGAGTATACTACGTTATCCATGGGGAGTTTAACTATCATATTAGTATTGCCTGGGTATAGCATTACAGTTATTTCCTTAGTAACAAGGTTGACTTCTTTTATAGTAGCATTAACACCATTAAATGGGTAGCCCCTTAGTACTACGTAAGAGTCAATACTTAGGTTTATTATTTCATCTGCTTGGTATACCTTATTTTCTCTAGACATCCTTTTAAATCTCCTTACTTCATTGTTACTTGCAATAGCAACCTTAGAGAAATCATCGAAGTCTTCACCATCAATTCTTCTTCTTAGTTTCTTTTCATGCATTGTATCATTTGATTTAACCCATGAGCCTATCCCAGTTATGTCACGAGTTAGTTTCCTTAAAAGTGGTCTAGAGTAAGCCATCTCAGTGGGCATCTTTACAAAGCCATAGTTGAATAGCAGTGGGACATCTTCATAAATATCCTTACCCTTTTGCCTCTTCCTTAGGATTGATACTGTGGGTAGGCTTACCTTTACCCCTAGTTTATCATACCCTTTTTCCTTAAGTTCTTTAGCTATGGTTAAGCAATGTTTGTTGTTGATGTTAAAAATACACCACTTAGATGATTTTTTCATTTCTTAGCTTTTAATCGTTTCCTTGACTCTTTATATACTTTAGCGTAATCAGCATACTTAATGATATCAGATGCCATTACAATCATCAGCTTTATATGTTTAGCATTTATAAGCATTACATTTACATCCTCATGTGGCATGGTATCAATTAGTATTCCCCCAAATTGTTCATCAACTACAAAGAAGTAATCTCCCTTTTTCATCCCATTATACCTCATCATTAGGATAGGAAGCTTGTTCCCCCTCTCCGCATCTTCAAGAGCTTGATTCCAGAATTGGAGGACTTTTGCTCCCTTTGTTCCCAATAGGATATGCTCAAAATTAATTTCCTTATAGTTTTTGCACTCAATACTAAAGGGGAACCTGAGATAGTGTTTGTTATCTGAACAGATGATATCTCCCGTAGTATCCGTTGTACGGGACCACCTAAGCCCACCACTAGAGGGCACTCTACTAAATTCATATCCTGTCCAATCTTTCCACCACTTACAGGTATCTCTTTCATTTTTTGATCCCTTAGCTTTTGAGTTAATTCGTGCCATCCCATGTTTGTGTTTGTTTAGTTATTAATAGTTTAATTAGTTAAAGGTAGTTAGACCATTCTTAGAGTCTAGGTTTAAGATCTTAGCATTGCTAAGGGGTAGGTTTTCCTGGTGTGTGATGATGTATATGCTCTTGCCCTTAGACAATTGCTTTATAAGGTCTACCACTATTTCGATATTACTTCTAGATAAGCTTTCAAATACTTCATCTAGAAATAGTATATTAATATCTTTTGTACTAGAAGTGGATTCCCACATTGCAAAAGCCATAGCAAGATTAACTAATTGCTTTTGGCCACCGGATAAATCAGCATAATCAACTACTATACCACCTATCTCTACTAGTGTATAAAAGTCCTTCCTTGTATTTGATAGGTCTACCCCAAATTCTATTCTTAATCCCAGGGTATCAGCATATTGCATTAGTATATCATTTATACCATCCATTGATGATTCAAATATATATGACTTGATCCCGTTGCTACCAAGTGGATCATCTATTACCCAATTATAATCATTGAGTTGCTTTTCAATAGGTAATAACTTCTTTTCCAGAACTCTTATCTCCTCTTTGTATTTCAAATACTTCTCTTTATACTTAGGAGAAAGTACTTCTAACTTGGCATTCTTGATTATGTCAATTTTCTTTTCTATAGTATTAGCTATTTCCAGGTTCTTCTTATTCTTCTCAACTATGTTATGCCACTCATTTTCTTCATCTCTTATGCTAATAAGCTTATTATTAAGCCTTTCATACTCATCATGGTAGTTATTCATTTCAACTATTGCCGATTCAAGTTCTTTTAACTTTGATATTGCCAAGTGAGGGTTTATTATGATTAACCCAATAATCTCTTTTACTAAACTACCTAAGCCTTTAACTGAAGTTACATCTGATACCTTTTTTTTGTTAGAGTTATAATTTTCTCGTAACTCTTCTAGTTGTTCTTTAAGCCGGACCTTTTTTTCAGTAGCCTTAGCTAGTGACTTTTCAATCTCTGGGTCGTACCTTCTTAAAGTTCTTTTTATTTCCTTTAGTTGAGTTATATATTCCTCAAGTTCTTCACCTATAGCAGTTGCTTGATTTGATTCTCTTGCTTTTAGTTCTAGGTAGGTTTCTTTATTAGTTTCATAACTAGCCCTCATTGTATTTAAAGGATTTGTTATTAAACTAAGTTCTTCTTTTATCTTGTCCCTTTCCTTTTGTGCAACTGTTCTTACTACTGATAGGTAGCTTACATCGAATACTTCTTCGAATAGTTTCCTTTTCTCTGTACCAGATTCTTGTATTAATCTCTTTAGGCCCTGGCCAAACATGATAGAGTTCTTGAATAGAGAGTAGGATAGTGTAAGGTTAGCTTCAATTAGGGCCTGTATCTCATCCTTCCTTTTATTCTTAACCTCTACGCCTTCTATTAGATATATCAGCCTATTAGCACCCTTTGAGCCATGTACTTTTTCACCATAGTTAGAACACCTAATTACTTGGTGTAGTGTTGTACCATTATTCCAGTATATCTCTACACTAGTACCCCTGTAATCTTTTGGCCTTCTTTCTTTCCATGTGTTTACGTCTTTAGCATCTTCCTTAGCTGTCTTATTATAGAGTACCCATGTTATTGCTGATAGGAGCGTAGTTTTACCTACTCCATTTTCTCCTCGTATAATAGTTATATGCCCCCCATCAAGATCAATTTCATAATCCTGGATAGAGCAGAAGCCTTTTATTATTAGTTTCCCAAACTTAATCATTGTCTTTCAGTAGTTTAGTTAGTAACCTTGATTTGTCTTTATCTTTGATGCCTTTTTCACGCATATACTTCTTTGCTAGTTTAGTTTTAGAAAGATTAGCAGTAATTCTATTACTCTTAGTATCTGTGTTTACTAGAATATGCTTAGGAATTACTGTGTAATAGTTATAATCATCTTTAATACCTTCTTCCTTTTCAACATCTATAAATTTGGGGAACTTCTTTGCAAGGGATTTAAACTTAACAGATAGGTCATTGTATATTACCCAATAACCCATTTCACAATTCCTATCTGTCCTCCTTTGTTGGATGGGTGCACCAATCATGTATACCTTTTTTGAAAGCCTTTGTGGTTTATGTATGTGGCCACATAATACTAGATCAAATTTATTGATAAGGTTTACATTGATATTTTCACTTGAACCAACTTCAGAACCATCAGTATCTTTTGCACCTGGGTAATCTGTATGTAGTAATAGGATGTTCTTATCATGCTGATTAAACCTTAGTATTATTTCAGTTAAGTGTTTATTCAAACCTTGGTTATGGTCAAGGTAGGATATACCCCAAACCTTATATCCACCATATAAACCTACGTACCCATTTATGGGATTTAGAAAGTTGAATATTTTTGATAGCGATGACACTATACCAGGTGAGGTATAGACTGATGGCTTATCAGTATGGGCAGTGCCTTGGCCAAGTGTTACCAATTGGTTCTTATTCTTTATCTCATGGTTGCCTTCAATGAAGAAGCAGTTCCAAAGGGGTTCTGTGTTTAGCCTAATAAACTCTTCAATTATAAGCCTGAATAGGTCACTATCGATGCTCTCGGGTTTGTGTAGCATATCACCAAGAAAGAAGGCCGGAACCTTCTTTTTTATACATTGCTTTCTTATGTAGTGAAGAACCTCGAACTGGTTCATTGTTCTGCTGTTGTCTTTGTTAAACTTAGTCCAGATATTCAGGTGTAAGTCTGAGAAAGCAATTGCTATGGGTCTTTTATTTGACATTGCCCAAGAATTTACTGATTAGTACTTTGTTATTCTCCATGTTCCTGTTATTTAAAACAAGTACTTTTATACCCATTGGCATGTAACTGTATGTATGGCCAAAGTATTTACCAGTTCTTAAGCCCAATCTTTTAAGTACTCCTATCATTACCATAGATACCATCCACTGGAAATATGTATTTAATATCCTCTTTTCATTATTTTCAACTCTCCAGGTATCAACCATTGATTCAGTACATTGCATTACAATTAGGTGGGTACAGTCCCTGAATAATAGCATTTTTGCTGCATGTTCAAAACCTTCAATTTCACACTTGGGTATTACTTTTGAAAGTTTGTATATGAAATATGCAATGCTATCAATATATGACCTGTCGGTTACAAAACTTAAACCTTTAGTAGTATAGCCTAAGTATACCTTTGCCCTTGCCCATAGCAACTTATAATCTTCATTATAAATTACCTTTGAATCCTTGCTTACCATATCAGCATGGCTTTGATCTTTAGTTGATGGTACCATATCAGAGTATGAACCACTTATGAATGGTATACCATATTTATCTGCAATAAACTTGGATAGGTGGGTCTTGCCTATCCCACTGGGACCCACAAACATAATACGTTTTACTTTACTTTCCATTTGCTTAATTCTTTAAAGGTGTTTATAAATTCAGTAGACTGGAATGAGGATAGAGAGTACCCATTAAACATGGTTACTAGCTTCCTGTTTATAAATTCATCCTTCCCATATTTTATGGGTATGTTTTTTACCATTGGGTATTTTCTTATAAAGAAGTTAAGATCAATAAGGTGCCTATTCTTAGTCATTACTTCATTAAGTGTTTGCTTATTTACCCTACTTTCTTTGTAATCGCCCATTATAAATTTCTCTATACAGTTATATTTCTTAAGTAATGCAGTAGCTTTTACTTCTCCAATGCCTCTATAGCCGGGTATGCTATCGGATTCATCCCCCACCATTGATAACCAATCAACACATTGGTCAGGATTATACCCAGTTAACTTTATGCAATTAACTTCAGTGATTAATTGGTCTTTAGATGGGCTCATTACCTTTACCCTTTTAGATATCAGTTGGTGAAAATCTTTGTCAGAGGATAGTATAGTTACTTCACCCTCAAAGGTTTTAGCTAAGTAAGCAATGTAATCATCAGCCTCCCATTCATTACTGAATGATTTATCAAATACATAAGGTACTCCCAACCTTCTAAGGATCTTCATTATCAACTTTTTTTGTTTTTGTAATGACTCATAATCCATACCCAGTTTTTTAGGTCGTGTCTTATAACCTGGAAGTATGTTAGTCCTATGTTTTGATCTGCCATTATCAAATGTAACAATAACATATTCAGGCTTGAACCTAAATATATTAGAGTGTAGGATCTTTAGAAAACCATATATTGCACCAGTTGGAACTCCTTCAGTAGACTTGAAGCCTAAGAACTTATGGTATGCCCTGTGTAATAGATTTTCTCCATCAATTATTAATAAACTATTCATCTTCATTCTCATCAGCCTCCTTTACCTGTGACGTATACTTTACATTACCTACTGGAAATAGGTTAACTCCTAAGCCTTCAATTTTCTTTCTTGTAGTGCTGATAGTATTGATATTAGCTTTACGTAATAACTTCCTACGAAGATCATCATCTTTTTCAATTAATGCAAGGAATTTCTCATCCCCCCTACATAAAGTTACACCCTTTATAGAGTAAGTACCACCATTGTTTTTGCTTATAGCACCGGCTTCTAGTAATGAGTCGGATAAAAAATAATACTTATCAAAGCCAATATCTTTTTTACCATCCTGGTTGAAATACATGGGTGCACCCTTTATAGTTCCCCTTGGGGGCCCAACTTTATTTTTCATAACCCTTATTGAAGTTACCCTGCCTACTTTCCTATCTTTACCTTTTATCTTTTCAAGGATTTGTTTACCACCATAAAAAGCAATACGTATAGAAGCATAAAACTTCATTGCACCGCCTCCTGGTGTAGTATCAGGATTCTCAAACATACCAGCTTTTAGATTCTTTCTTAATTGGTTAATGTATATCTGTGATACACCTAGTTTAAACATTAACTCAGAACGTACCCTTAGCATCTTGTAAATAGCTTTTGCTCTATTACCCATATCGGCTTTAGAGTCTACCATTTTTGAATTGATATTTACCATACAATCCAACGCAGCAGTTGAGTCTAATATGAATAATATGGGTTCATTGTGGGTTAATTGTGATCTCCAATATATTGCCATATCTGCAAGCCAATCAGATATCTCTTCAACTACTGTTGAAGGTAACCTTATTATCCTTGTTAAATCTAATCCATTTGCTATTGCCCAGGCATTAGTGAATGCTTGTTCTGCATCTGCTATTAGAACTACTCCACCTAATGCTTGGGTTACATAAGCGAAATCATAGGCCATTAGAGATTTACCTGAAGACTCTTCTCCATATATCTCCATGATTTTACCATATGGAAGACCTCCCCCTGTTTGGTAATTGAAGGCTAAATGCCTTGATGGTATTCTTGGGTATCTATCATCATCATTTTCAGAAGCTACTGACATCCCAGGGTACCTTTTCATTAACTCATTTTTTGTAGGTATGGTTATACCTATCTTAGTTTTCTTTGCCATGAATCTTTTTGTTTAGTACATGAAATAAGGGGCGACATATAATATACCGCCCCTTACTAGTTGTTGTTTTATTAGGGTAGGATTAAATATCTCTTACTCTTTTCTTTTTCTTTTTGTCCTTTAGACCTTCTTTGAACTTGTCCCTGGATTTACTATCCTTGGGTTTTTTTGCTGGAGCATCCCCATCCTCACCTGAGTTTAAGAACTTAGCAAGTGTATCCTCAAGTTCCTCAAATGAAGGAATTTGTGACCTTACAATTTTTTCAAGGTCGCAAGTATTTGAACGGTCTTTGGGTAATGCTTTCTTTTGGCAAGGTGATACAGAATAAGATGTATCTAGTTGGCCAACCCCAGTTCTGATAATTTTAATATCATACCCTTCTTTTTTATCAGTCATATCCCCCCACTCATCCTCATCAAGGTAGAGTTCAGTAATGTCCTGGTAAGCACCTCTTGCAACAAGTACTGCTTTGTCAGTTTGATCAACTTCTTTACCCTTTTCGTCCTTGTAAGAGTCACACCCAATTGCATACTTCCTTTTAGGTACCAGACGTTTTGCTAATGCTTTGTCATCATCATCATCTGAATCCTTTAGTTCTTTGTACTTATCCATAAATGGACAGGGTTCATCAAATGTTGCTGGGGATACCACACCACCCAATTCTTTACCCAGGTAGAACTGAATTACCTCAATGGCTAATTCTTCATCATCACCTGGTGACTTTAGGCGTAGCCTTGTTGTACCAACTTTTGGGAATATGAATCCACCACCTGCACTACGTTTTTCAAGGTCTTTTTTCCGGTCCATCATTTTCTCACGGGCAGTTTTACCACCTGTAGATAACTTCTTCTTTTTAGTTTTGTCTTCCTTCTCTGCTCTCATGACTTTACTTTATTATGTTAGTTTAATTGGATACTCAGAATACATAATCTCATTAACTGATATACACCTTAGTTCATGTTTGTCAGGGTTAAAACCTTTTACTAATAGGGGTTCTAGTAGATCAATTTCCTTACCAGCATATAAGCCATAGGTAAGTACATTACCAATCCCAACTACAGAGGTATAGGTCCGATTCTCTTCAGTGAACTCTCCCATTTGAACACAGATACCCTTTCTTGGTACCCCTTCTGTTACTTCTCCGGGTATGATTATACCAGATGCAGTCCTACCCTCAATTTCTTTAGGTGTAATGATTATAACCCGGTTCTCAGTTACCTGACCCCTTTTGTATAACTCACTGTTGATTAACATTGCAGTATCTTTTGAAATAAGAGACTGGCCAAGCATTGTTGCTAAATTCATAATGTTTTTGTTTATATATTAATAGTTTATAGAAATTCTTTAGTGTTCTCTACGTAGATTAGCTGATACTGTTTGTAATATCTTTTCCCTACCCTCATAGGCCCTGCATATTGAAATAAAGTTGCTTGCCTTACTAACTGCCCTTAGGTATTTTTTATATAAGCTTTTATATTTGGGGTTAGAGTTAGCCTTATGTTGTGCTGTTTCATTGGTAATGCCACTACCAGACCCCTTATAATATATATAAGCTTCACTATAGGCAACATCCTTGCTCCTTTCTAGAGTATCACGGAGTTTTACTTGTTTATCTCTTAGTAAACAAAGGAATGCATAACTAGAAGGACTCTCTTTTAATTGAGAGTTGATAACATTTTCACTTATGGATAATTCCTGGGAAATGTTTATGTTTATTTTCTCACCCTTATAGTGTACAGTTAATACATCCCGCTTAATCTTACTGATTTGTGTTATTTTATCTTGCATATAGGGCTTTACTTTTATTAAAGTTATCATTGAACTTAATTGGAAAATCTGAATAAGGGATGTCCCGTACTTTATTAAATTCCTTGTAATAATCATCTTTATTGAAGTCTTTTGATAGTAGATTAGTATAGTCATAGCCTGGTACAAAGGGCAATTCTTCACCATAGTTTCTTCCAACCCCAAAGTCAGCATCCATCTCAACGTCATCAATTTGGAAGCCAAAGTACTGTTTAGTACTTGGGTTCTTGCATATTGACCATAGTGCATGGATTAAGAATGGAGTTACATCCTTAGGATCTGCCTCATATACAATGGAGTCATGTACTGTTGTGTTTTCATGTATTCTTGGTAACTCACCTAGTTTAATCTTTTCCCATATTAATATGGATGAGAATAGTGCAAAGTCAGTAGCAGTTCCCTGAATAGGTGAATTAGATGCAAATCTTAATGCCTCTAGATATTCTCTATATACTTCACTATATACTCCGGGTAACCTTCTCTTCCTACCAAACATTGTTTTAACCCAACCATGTTTCTCTGCAAACCTATGTTGTTTTTCAATAAATTTCTTTACCTTTGGAAATTCTAAAAACCAAGCATCTAACTCAACCTGAGCTTCTTCAATTGAAACTGGTGCACCTGGCTCAGATAGTGACTCAGATAACTTCATAGCAGTTTGTTCATAAGCTATACCAAAATTAATTGTCTTAGCTTGTTTTCTTCTCTTCTTCCACGTTTTATATTCGGGGTGTTGTTCATCCTTATATATTACAAGTGTTTCCTCATAATCAGTTTTGTATTTCTTACAAGCTGTAGCAAGGTGAATATCCCTACCAGTTCTAAACCACATAAGCATGGTTTCTTCTTTTGCAAGATGAGCAAGTACCCTTAACTCAGCCTGAGAATAATCGAGCATGATGAATATCTTGCCTTCACCTGGTATCATCATCCTTTTAATATCCTCGTTGGTTGTAACCCTTGGGAGATTTTGAAAATTTGGGTCGTTAGAACTAAGCCTTCCTGTAGTTGTTCCATGTATATTAAACTTAGGGTGAATCCTACCATCTGATCCAACCTTTTCACCAATACCTTTTACAAATGTGGAATTAATGGTTTGGAACCCCCTTAACTCTATAAGCCCATCTATAAAACCATGTTTATCATAATCCTTTAGTTTTAGTATATCCTCTTCAGCTGTAGATGGTGCACCTTTATCAGTATAGTTTTGTATGGGGAATTTAAACCCTTTTTTATGGGTGTAAAGTAAAGCCCCCATTACTAATGGTGAACCAAAGTTAATTGGCTCTATAAGTTTCTTTTCATCATTAGTTCTAAAGTCACCAACTGTTAACCTGCTTATTTTTTCCTCCCTGGAATCAATCTTTTTATTAGCTGCATTGATTTTCTTTTGGTCATCAAGTTCTTCAATCTCATTATTTATAGCTTCAATTTCATCCTCTATCTTTGATATATAAGCTTCCCTCCTGTCTTTTATTAAAGCCTTTTCAAACTTCATAACCCTTGACATCTCCCTAAGTTTCTTTTGGGCCTCTTCTGTTAATGCATCATATTTAATACCAAGTTCATGATTTAGTTCAATATCAAGCTTCATACCATTTCTTTCAGCATCCTCCAGTACTCTGCTAGCCATCATAATTAAATTTCTATATAAACTATAGAAGCCTAAGTCAATGAGTTTCTTTTCAAAGAATAGCATAAGTCGTAAGGTACAGTCAGAATCTTGTCCACTATATTTACTTAACCCCTCTAAAGGTTTTTTATCCCATGGCAATTTACTACCTTCATAATTTTCATAGCCTGAAAATTCAGGTAGATACCTTTTTACCATATCTTTTAAACCCATTGGCCTTTCCTCATCCAGGAGATATTTTGCAAGCATACCATCTAAGGCTCTACCCTTATGCCAGATGTTGTACCTTGCCATTATCTGATTATCAAACTTCCAATTCCATGCTACCTTAGTTATATCTGGATTCTCAATTACATGTCTACCAAAGTATTCTAACATCTTAAGCCAGGTTGGTTTATTTTTACCTGATAAGAATGGTGAATCAAAATGAGCTAGTGGTAATATAACTGAAGAACCTACTTGAAATGATACGGATAGTATAGTAGGGTAGAACTCATCAGAGTATATGCTTTTAGCATTAGATTCAAAGTCAAAGCTTGCATACTTAGTTTCCTTGCAAGCTTTTACAAGTAGTTTAAGTTCTTTAAAATTCTTTATTATGTGGTACCTTGATATCATGTTTATAAGGTGACGAATGGGAGAACAATTAAGTCCTCCCATTACAGGTTAGTAGTATTATTTTTTGAAGTCTCCTACTGATGTTTTAAGTTTTACCCAGTCTTTTTTGTAACTGTGTAGTGAATCTATGGTATGGTATAGGTACCCTGGTTTAACTTTTATCAGTGAAGCAACATATTGCATTAGTTTCCAGGCAAGGAATACATCATTACCAAAGTGGGTAACATAATCTGCAGACCTTTGGTGGTAGGTTATGTTTAATTGTTCTTCACCATTTACTTCCCTTACTAAGAAGTCATAATACATTGAACAAGGTATCCTTTTGCCCTCTGGTATCTTGGATACATCATCTAGGGTGTAGATTGGTAATACTGCCTTCCTTGTCTGGTGGTCAAACATTAGTTGCTTTATTACTATAGACAAGTTATCCAGCTCTAATCTGCTAAACAAGGCTTTTTCATACCTCATCCGGTCATTATAGTTGTAGTCGAACTTCCCTCTACTGTTTATGAATTGCTCCCAAAGATCTGGCCTAAGTTTATAGGCTTCCCCAGGATTTTGGCTTTTACCAATTGATACCCTTTCAACAAATTCTGCCTTTGTCCAGTCCTTAGAACGTGGGTCAAATAAGAATAATAAATCCTCATCTGGTAAGTCAGTTAAACAATACTGTTCACAGATAAGTTCTTTTGTAATAAAGTTGTCATCACCCTCAATTACCTTATCTTGATAAGTTTTAGGTTTAACCTCTGCACCCATTTCCCATAAGTTTCTGCCAGTTTCTGACATTAACTCGTAAGCGTTTGCGTAAATCCTCATACTACTAGTTTTTTAAGTTGTTTGTTATGTTTCTTTTTGTATGCTTTTCTTTGTGAGAAGCTTATGACGGTTTCGGGGTATTCAATGCCCTCATCATATTCTAAAACCATATTAACTGCAATTAAAGGTTTATAGTGCCCCTTGTAATAATCAGGTCTTAAGCATTTTGCAGTTCTTAAGAAAACCTTATAACTCCCAAATGATTCAGGTTTATCCATGAAGGTATTGAATGTTTTTAATAAACTTTCAGGCCATGAATCTTTTGCTATACCCTTTGACATCCACTTCTTTTTGTTTTCTTCAAGTACATCAGCAAGTGGCCTATGAGTATTATACATTACCAGTGTTTCTGTATTGCAATACATTTGAGTTGCAAATATATTTATCATGCAGGTTACTTCTTTACCATATACATATTCTGCCATCCTTTGTACTAATAGGAGATCAAATATTAACCTTTTAGTTATCTCTGATGACCTTAACATTACAGTTATAACTGGGATGTCATCATTTAATCTCCTTGAAAATGTTGCAGCTAATAAACAACCTTTCCCATTATCATGGGAGTTATCAAATGAGTAAGATATATTATAGTTTTGGTTATACTTAGACTGGAAGTAGCGAACTTTAGACCTAAGTAGGTCTAGTTTATTTAAGTTTAAATAATTATTCACTAGAGTGGTCCATTTCTGTTCCCTGTAATTAAACATTAAACCATAATCGAATTCTGGGTCTACCCAAGCTTTCCTTATCTTTATGAATATGTTATATACAGCAGACATACCCGATGTAAATGATGCTCCATGTTTAAATAACCTTTTATCATGGTATATGAACATTTCATTTAAACCTTCCCAAGCTTCCTGGGAGGTTGCAAATTCCAAGTTGTGGCATTTTTCTTGGATTGAGCCAGATACCTTGCCCATTAATAGTTTGATTTAATACGGAATTGATTAACCATATTCTTCTTGAAGTACAAGTAGTATATCTCCTTGCTTCCCATACCAATAAACCCAAAGTAAGTCATCATGTATACAAATGCTTCAACTACTTTAGATTGGTATAGAGTTTCATCAGTCATAACACCAGACTGTTTCCAGGGTTTGTTTTTCAAACAGTTCCTTGAAATGTTGATATGGTAGGTAACTCTCCAAAGCAATTTTTCAGATAACTCCATCAATTCCATTGATAGGTATCTTGCCCCAGGTAGATACTTAAGTTTTACTTCATCAATGTATTTAACCAAGTTAACACCTTCCCTACTAAGAGTTAAATCACCTTCAAATATAGCATAGCCTAATTCTATAGCATTAGCTATTACATCACCATCGGTACCAACATAAGGAGCACCAGCATTTATACTATTAAAATTGTACTTCTTTACATAAGCATCAATCCAAGCTTGGATATCATCTGGTTGAATGTTGCAATAGATCATTAACTCAGTCATGAAATGCATTGCATCTGCCTGTTCTTCATTTAAGTTCTGAAGGTGGTTTACCATTTGTTGATAATCATTAGAACTCCCATCCTCATCACTCCAATAAAGGTTGTTACTTGTTAATTCATCAATCAATAGGTGAGATTCAAACCCTTCAGCAAGTTCTTCAATTACCCTACCCGTAAAATCCTTCAGGATTATCTGGCTGGGTTTTGTGTTTACACTAATTGGGTAAGGTGGTAGGCCTTCAATTTTTACATAGTGGTCTACCAATACCTTTTGTAACTCATAAATCTTTTCTAAATACATCCCACCTTCTACTACTTGTGGTTCTTCTTTTACATCTCTTATGTCCAAAATGTTAAGTTTTAAATGTTTATAATTCGTTTTATATTCTTAGTTCCTACTGAAAACTTTTTTGCTAACTCAGTAAGTTTATAGTTTCCTGTTTTGTATAATCCCCTTACCTGAGTTTTCTTATTACCTGATAAGGTTTTGTTTACTTTACCCCTACAATCTCTGTGTACACCATACATGGGATTATTCTTACCCTTTACATTCATGATACCATCTTTTATAGCCTGGTCTATATTTTCCTGTTGTGTACCCCAGTGTAAGTTTGTATCAAAGTTGTGTAACCTTATATTATCATTATGTAATACAGTATTATATATACCAGGCTTTGGATTTGGTACCCAAGCTATGGCAACTAGCCTATGTATAGTTTTGTTATAAGTTTTACCTTTTTCATTTCTTAACCTAGACCTTAAGTACCCATTCTTATGAACATACGTTGGTTTTGGCTTTCCCCTATTGTATAACTTCCCACCTCTAGCTATATGGTAACCTGGGAAGCCTGGTATATTATCATCCATTACTCTTCTTTTAAATTGTTTAAACTTCTATATATATCCCTTGTATCTGATTTAGCTATTTCAAACTTAGCCATGGACATTGTAATAATATCCTTCTTAATATACCCCGTACGCTTCAATTTCCTCATGTATTTTTTTACACCTGGAATATCAATTAATACATCCATGTCCTTGAAATGTTTTTCCTTCTCAATTTCACCTCTTGTGGTATTCATTGTCTGGGCAAATACTATTGCACATAATTCAGAATCTCCACACATCTTACATTCTTTAGTTGACAGATCATAAGCCTTACCAAAGCATGGATCACCATTAGACCCTATATCAGTAATTGATAATGGCTTTAGGATATCCATCTTGGACAAGTCAGGCAGTAGTGACTTCTTTTTCTTTACTTTAGTTGACATATTGTTTTGTTTATAATTAGTAGTACCTGGGGTTTTTATAAGGACTTCTTGGGTGTTAACCTATTTAACATGATCACTTTAAGGTTCTCTTTAGTATAATAGTTTTTTCGGTGCTTAGCATGTTTTGAAAGATATTTACCATTGTATTGAATATCATCTAAGTAAGTTTTAGTCTTACTCTCATGTGTTCTAACCAACCTACCCATAAGCTGAAGTGTCTTTTCATTAGAGTCCATGCTAGCAGTATTCTGCATATACTGTAATAGTGGGAAGTTCTTCCCTCTGGCAATAAATGTATTAGATATAAGGATGTCAATTTTTCCATCTCTGAAGTTAGATAAAATCTTTTTCCTATCTTTAGTATCATGGTGAACTCTTTTCACTACTAATTTCCTGCCT